TCCACGATGTATTACCAGTCAGAGGATCCGCAAACGTGCCCGAACCCGAGGAAATCGTCGAACTGTTCTTGCGAAAGATCGTTACCGTACGCGCCAGCTGCGCGTCCGTTCCGGCCGCACCGGTCGCACCGTCGCTGCCGACCTCGCCGTCGGTCCCGCCCTGCGACGAAATCACGGTTTCGGCTACAGTCGCGGCCTCTCCACCAAACGAATACCCAAATTGTGCCGTCAAGGCCGTTGTGCCATTGCCGATCAATGTCACGTTAACCCGAGATGTATTGAGGTTGCCGTCTTTGTGTGTCGTCGATGCTGCTGTCAGCGTTCCGTCCGACGAGTTCAACGTAAATCGGCGGGCTATACGGGCAACCACAACGCCAGCCTGGACGATTGTGCAGTCAAGATCCGTTGTCAGTCCGGCCGGTGTCCAGGCGCCCGCATTCGTAGCTCGCGTGTACGCCAGCCCGTTCGACGGCTCAACGAAACCATAGACTGCGTCAGCGCCGTCACTGCCAGCCGTTCCGTCCAGCATGTCGACCAGTGTGATCGTGTCCAGAGGAGTCCCTGCAGCGCCATCTTTAAGTGTGATTACGATGCTGCCGCTTATGTCGCCGGCGTCCAGGATGCCGGTGTAGCCGTCTGAACCTGCGACGTATCCGTTCGCGACAGTAATTTCCTGATCCGCCGCGTCGTACAGTTTGATTGTGCCGGTCGAAAGCAGTTCGTCAGTACCGGCGACAACGCGATGGGCCTCGATGGTGAGCTGGCCAGTACCGTTTTTTATCGCGTTGCCGGCCGTCGAGAGAATGTAAAAAATAGACAGACCGGTATCCGGAAGATCCTCGACGGGCGTTTCTGGAATCGGTATGTACTGAATGCGCAGCGCGCCGGTACTCCAGTCGACGTCGCTGATCCACCTTGTCTGATCATTGAACCCGGTTGCCGGCACTGGCAGCCCGGCGTAATCTTTCGTTTGACGCCTGAGTAGCGGTGTGCCGTCGACCGGAGTGGTACCGGCCTGGGCGAGAAACTTGCCGGCCAGATCCGGCCGCAAGCGATCACCATCGAGCAGTATTAGCAGTGCGCCCGGAGAGCCGCCAGCGCCACCACCGGCGTAGAAATTTTTGCCGTTCAGGGTGGTGATATCTCCGCTCGATCCGGCGGTGCCACCAAGATCAATGGAGCCACCACTGCCGATTGAAAAGCCTCTGCAAATGATGGCCAAACCTGCACCACCATCGCCCCCATCGCCGCCATCGGCAGTTGTATCCAGCAACTTGCCGCCTGGCCCACCGGAGCAGCCACGCAGATCCGACGGCACTCCATTAAGGGTGTCGCCGTCGACTGCAAGGTTATAGACCGGCAGAGCCGATACATTGCCGACCACGAGTCGGGCCGAAAACGATCTAAACAAGCTAATCTCAGGCTCGTACAATATTCCCGCTCCACCAATCGATGCGCCAAAGTATCCCCTTTGCCCACCGGTTGGCGATACTGAATCAGCAACGCCAGCAAGGCCTCTGCCGTTGCCGTCGAAGTCGCCGTTCAACGTCAAAAACCCGCGGACGCGCAGCTGAACGTTGTCATCTATCTGCAGAATCGTGTCGGCGGATATTGTGAGATCCCCGACGTAGTAGTAGATTGCGTTCGCGATATCGGGATCACCCGCCAGGGCGAACGTGCCGCTCGCGGTGACGCCGGAGTTGATTGTGACAACGGTCGACAGTTCTGTGCCTTCCTGGTTGTAATACGTATCGGGCAAGGCGTTGACTGCTGGCGGCTCCAGTATTGGTACGGCAGAACTGCCGGAAAGAACAAACGTTAGGCTGCGACGGTCTTCGCGAATCTGCTGGATCTCAAACGCCCGATCAATGGGGTTGACTGATTCGGCTGCCATGTCCCTGACGTTTGGCAGCTGCACCCGAACCACGTCGCCCATCTCCATGCTGTCCAGAGATTTGGAAACGCTGACCGTCTGGCCCAGCGGTGGCGCTGAGAACCGATCGCGGATAGCGTCCCAGCGCTGATCCAAAACCGACTGCGTCGCTATGTTGGATGCCAGGCCCCGGAAGTTGTAGACCTTGATCGGCGCCTGACCGTGTTTGGCAATACTGTCAGCATCAATCTTGATCGTCTGGCGGCGAAACTGGCCAGCCACCCAACTCCAGTTGAGCACAACCCTATTGAAAACATCCCGCATTGCGTACTTGAGAGACGAATAACGCTGGACGTTCGACTCATTAAGCGTGATTACATGGGCGGCCGTCGCCAGTGCCGGCGTGAACCGTTTCAGGCCGAGTTTGCCGTCTGCAAGAACCGGAGAGAATATCTGCGCCAGCAGGTAGCACTCGGACTGGATGAACTGCTTGCCGTCGATCGCATCGATATCGGTGAATCTTGCAATCAGTCCGACTGAGTCGTTGCTGGGATTCCAAAGATCAAGGCCAATCTCTGTGTACTGGCTCTCCTCGATGAGATTCGGGTCGATGCCCATATGCCAGTGCGCCGGCAGCGTCTCGGCTGGCTGGTTGTGCAGATCGCCCGTCTGCAGTGCCTTGATCAATTTCGGAACCGGCATCTCGAGATAGACATACTCGACGATCTCCGGTCGCCTTTCTGCCGGATCTCCGGGCTCAACAACATGCTCGGCCGGCGACGTATTGAAAAGCCCGCGCGACAGACCGGTGAATGTCGTCGCGGTTTTGCCGGTGTAACCGATGATCTCGTCGTCGAGCTTGAAATATCCCCAGCTGGCGCTCGGTCCGTGCGAGTAGCTGCTGCCGTGCTCGATGAGTTCGAATTCTGACGTATCAGAAACCGTTGCCGTCCCGCCCGCCGCGCTCAAAGTCGCATCGAGCACCGTGGTCTTGAGCTCGAAAAGCTGAGTCCGCATCGCTCGCTGCAGGTCACTGCATGCCAGCGTATATCGAGCATGATCTTCGCTCGCCTCATGGATCGTCTGCGTCCATTTCAGGACGAAGTCGTTGAACGACAGTCCGGCATAGCCCTTGTAAAAACGCAGTACTTTGCCGCGCAGTCCGGTGCCGGCCGCCAGTCTGGCCTGAAAGGCATCGGTCAAAACGCCGCCGACATCGCCCAGCAAAACGGAAAGTGTACCTATTCGTGATACGCCTGTTTCGGGATTAAAGGACTGGGATACCGACGAGAAGTTTTCAACGACGCTTTCGATTACACCGGCAGGAATGTCCGCAATGCCCGAATGCGACGCTATCCACTCATAGTCTGCCGGCGCAAACTCTATCGAGATGACGTACTGCGGCTCGGACGAATTCGCATACTGGTGTTGTTCATACTCAAACGCGCGCTGCTTCATAGCAGCCGCACCGTAAATGTGAATTTGTAGCTCTGCACGCCCGGGGTCGATCGCACAGGCTTGTATCCGCCTGCGTGCAGAATGCAGGGTTGGGCGGTACCGGGCGCCGCGACCGTTCCTGTCAGATCAATCTCAAATGCTTCGCGGCCGCCGACAGATTTGAAAAACTCGTTCCAACCCGTCAGGGCAGCCTCAAAGACCTCATCGGTTGTCACGGAGATGAAATCAACGATATTGTCGAGTTCGTATTCAACCGTCTTGTCGAGCATTTCGCGCTGCGTTCCACTGGGCTTGTCGGACGGATCGATCTGCTGGAAGGCGTTCTCGATATCGTAAGACAAGCCGGCAGTGTGCCCAGCGATGACATTGCGTTTTGCAGTGTATGTAATAACGCTCACTTAGCCACCGCTCCCGGAACCGTTACGGATAACAGCCGCCTGTGCTGATTCCGGGTTGATGAGTATTTCGTCGGCATCGACCAGCTCGCCAATTGTGTCTTTGATAATGCGGCCGATCTCATTGCTGTTTATCAGGCTGCCCTCCACAATGATCGTGATGGTGTTGCCAGGCACGCTTGATTGTGAAGCGTTGTTTTGTGGGTCTATGGGTGTGATCGGCTGATCGTTGATGGTTGGGGCGGTGCCGATGGCGCTCGGCGTTGACCCGCCGCCGAATTGTGCGGAACGTATCGCACTGATTTGCGCTACGCCGGCGGCTAGGTGGGCAGCCGCGAGAATTGCAGCGTATGGCATCGGATACGTTGCCAGTGTTTTGGTTACACCCTGTGCCGTATTGATGATTGCGTTGCCAATGGCGGCCGCCTGGTTAATGCGAAACAGTGCTTTGTTGTGTGTCGCGACGCCCTGGGTGATCGATGCCAGGTCGCCGAATATCTGCTTGGTCTTATGCTTCGATGACAGGGCCTCGAACTTCTGGCGGTCGCTCAGTCCCTTGAGCGTAATCTTGCTTAGCTTCGCCTCATGTTTGAGTTGCAGCTCTGCCTCAAGATCAAGATACCGCTCGCGTGACAACAGGCCGGTTTCGAGGGCCTGGTCAAGAATCTCCTGACGGCGTTCGAAGGCAACGAGCTCGCTTTCTGCTTCGCTGCGCAGCGAGTCTTCTATGGTTGCGAGTTTCGTTGCCAATCGTTCGCGCAAACGTGCCTCGGCGACTGCGGCGCGGTCGCGTTCCTGATCTGCCTTGAAGTCCGGGCCGGTGTCCGTTACCTCGATATTCTGCAGGTGATCACGCGCCTTGGCCGTTGCCTGTGCGGTTGCTTCGGCCTCAACTCGTGCCTCTGCCAATGCGCGCTTGAGACCGACTGAGGGTTTTTCTGAATTAGCCAGTTCCTGGAAGACCTGGTGCGCGTGTTCTGATGATGCCTGCAGCGACTCTTCAACCTTGGTGAGAAAGCCACCGCGGACGTCGATAGCCTCGCCGCCAAACGCTTTGGCCATGGTATTTTGAACGATCTTTACGGCCCGCTCTATCTTCGCCAGACCTCCCACCATTATTGAAAAGACTTCGAGGCTTGCAAGGCGCACGCCCGCGAATATCAGCTTCCACCCAAACATGACATCAGCTACAACGCCGGCACCAGTAGCGATGCCGTCCATCACCTTGTCGACAACATCCCCCATGACGTCAGCCTCTGTTCCGGAGTCCAGAAACCTATTCGCAATCGCCGTAACGATCGGGGCGACCTTCGAGGCGATGACATTGCCGATGCCGGTCATTCTCTCTCTGACCTTAAGCATCGTGTCATTGGCTTCCTCAACTTTCGCTGAGTCAACACGGTTGAGCGCCAGCCCATACTTGGTAACCTCTTCCTCGGTATCGGCAAAGACGTCCGGGCCAAGGTCGATGAGATTCAGCATCTCACCCGTGCGATCGCCAAACAGTGCCGCGCTGGCGGCCGCCTGTTCTGCGCGGGTGCCCATGCCACGTATTTTTTCGGCATAGACGTCGAACAGTTCGTCCGGTTTTAGTTTTGCCAGTTCCTGGGTGTCGAGTTTCATTGCGCGCAGGAAGGGCGCAGCGGTGCCGCTGCCGGTGACGTTGAATTCACCGAGGGCTTTCTGGGATTTGATGAATGCTTTGGAGAGGTTCTCGCTGGATCCGCCTGTCAGTTCCATGAGGTGCTGGTAGGTCTTCAGCTTCGTCGTGCTGGTGCCGTAGCGGTCAGCCTGTTTGGCAAGCGCGTCGACGCTTTCGAACGACTTGGCCGTTAGTGCCGTGATGCCGGCGAGTGCCGCGCCACCGGCCAACAGCCCGAAAGTCTTCATTCTGGAGTTCAGTCGGTCGAGTTGAGCCTGGACGTCCCGATAGACCTTGTCACCCTTTTTGCGTGATCGGACTACTACGTCGGCCGTCGCTGTTTGTGCCATTTTTGTTGCCACTCCGTAATTATCGCCATCGCTTCGAGGTAGCGACCTGGTTGATTGGCGACGCCGCCTGCGATGGCAAGATTTCCGTTCAGATAGTGCTCATGCAAATCGAGCAGCTGCCATGTATCCGGGGTGACCATCTTTCGCAAGCACATGTTGGTCGGCTCAAGTACGCCGGGTATTTTATAGCGGTTGTGGCCGCGGCCGTCTGCGTTGCAGCTGCATGACTCGCAGTCCCACATTTGCGGATCCAGCTGGACCGTAACGCCAATGATCAGGTTTTTTTTTCGTCCTCGTCATCAAAAGACTTGTCGAAGATGACAGCGCCAACCTCGACGACGTAGTCGAAAGAGTCTTCAAGCATCAGGAACGACTGTGCGTTTTTGCAGTCCTTGCCGTTCGGCTTTTCGCAGTTACGGACCTCCATGCAACCGACGCGGAAGCAATTTCGAAACAGTGCAATATTGCCGAGGTTGTTTCCCGACACGCCGCCGAGTATGTCCGCCTGCTCCGATGCTGTCAGCCCGCGAATCTTAAACTGCAGCGGATTTTCGTCGCCGTCCTGGTCCTCCGGTGTATACCACTGATGCTCGACCCGCTTTACTGATTTAAATGCCATTGCTGTCGCCTACGTTTGTTGAAAAGCAACGTCGTCGTCGTCGCTGGCGGTCGGAAATGCCACGAACGAGTTCTCGTAGATGCGCATGCCTTCACGATCACCCGGGCCCACATTCATGTACTGACACCGCGGCAGACTCAGGGCGATACGGTTGCCGGCGGTAGAGCCGAGCACCCCGGTTGCAACAGCAAACTCGCTGGCGGCACGAAGGTCGCCAATGACGTCCTGCACCGCGATGCTTTGCGCTTCGGGGTCAAACGAGCCTGCAACCTTGCGAGCCGATATCCGGATCTCGCCGAATGAGTCGTCTGAGTTTGGATTTGGTGCGATGCTCATTGAGTTGCCGAGGTCGATCGCTATCTTGCCGATCGGTGTGACAACGGAATCGACCGTGAAGTTGGCTCCCTTAAATATCGGCGGCAATGTCGTTTCCCTGGTCTCTGCCGGCGGCGACTCGTCGACTTCCTCAGAAATGTGTCCGATCATCGTGACTGAAAACATAAATCGTCCGCCGGCATCAGAGCCCAGGGAAGCATTTCCGCGACAGCCAGTGACCTTGCGCATGGTCGGTCCCTGTCGATAAAACATTGTCAGGCTGTCATGAGCTGATAGATCCGAATCCGGTTCATGTGTGACGGACGTGCTAGCGACGATGGTCTCTTTCATTCCGCAAGCACGCAGAAGCCTGGACATTCGGGACGGTGTGCCGGCTGTGCCCTCGCCCTTCCACTCGACATCGAACGTAAATCCGAACAATGATCCGCCGTACTGCACGGGCTGGCCCGCCAGACTGCCGTTGATAATATTGCGTTCAATTATCTTGATGGACTCGGTCGGATTCGCCTGCAGATTCTCAACCTCGAGCACGTCAGTGCCGGCGATCGATTGCTCGGTATTGTAGGTCGACTCGATGGCCGCCCAGAGCGCTTCCATTTTGATTGCGTGGCTCATTTCTTGTCACCCTTTTTCTGTGATGGTTTCGGCTTATCAATATCAGCCTCTCGCCCGTCTCGCGCTGCAAGCGCCGCCCCAAAGCCGTGGGTTGCCTCAATGCGATTAGCCTCTTTGCTGCCAGGCTTGACCTTGATCGGGCCACGTTTTCTTTGTTCAGTCATCATTCTCACCCTGTAGTGAATACTGTTCGGTCGGTTTCGTTGAACCGGTAGTGGACCTGAAAGGGCACCCGCATCGTCCAGCCCGGTAAGCCGCTCTCGGCGTCGCTGGCCGGCTCCGTCGATCCGCCATAGCGGGCCTGCACCACGAAGTGCAGTCCCAACGTGTAATCGGCCATGATGGCCTTGTGACAGAGCGCCCGCCGCAGTGCGACGCTCTTCATCGCTTTGGCGTCATTCTGTCGGTCGTAGATATCGACGTAGATCAGTTGCTCGGAGTCCGTGGAACTCGACATCATCTGCCCGTCAGGATCGAGCGGTGAGTCGGCTCCGATCTCTACCGATATGCACGGCATTTCGTCCTGCTGTATTTCGTAGGCGCGAGAGAAATGCACCTTCGCCGGGTCGATCTCGGGCAAGGCCCGGATCAACTCGACGATGCGCTCACCGATGGTGATGGCGAAATCTTCAGGTCCAGCGATCGACGGCACTTGCGGTGCCTACTCTGTTTCGCTGTCTTCGGCGGCCGATTCGCTAGCCGCTTCGATGCCTTCGATCAAGGCTGCCTTGGTCTTGCCCTTCACCTCAAGCGGTTCTGCAATGACGCGCAGCTCTTTGACGGTGAGATCATCCAGATCCGCGTCTTCATCGATGTCGTCGGCCGTCAGCTGTGCCGGCGCGGTCTTTGCGACGTAGTCGGCCGGCAACGCCTTGTAGCCGCGCCGGTTCATGTTGAATAACTGATTTGCGGGGACTTCCTGGATGTCTTCGTAGCCAGTAACCTTGCCGCCCTGTTTGATCGGCTTGCCGATCTTGATTGTGTGCTTCATTACTTTAATTCCTCGAGTTTAGCCGTGACAATTTCGCCCTCGTCTTTTCCTGGCTCTTTGCATCGAAAGTCTTTGCCGTCTATGTGAAATTGATCGTCCGTGCGTAGGTTGGGAACCTCTGTTTTGAGGACAGATATCATCGGCGCGGTGACGCTGACCGGCCGATAGCCGGCCTGTGACTGGCGTGTCGGATATTCAAACACGCCAGTCACCTGCACTGTTCCCCCACCAACCGGGGTATAGCCGTGCTGTTCACCGAACATTCGGATCAGCACGGCATCCCGTTCCACCTGTCCAGAGGCAAAGCTCACGTGACTAAGTGACGGACGGGCTTGGGCGGTTGATCTTGACTGCGACGGTCAACACGCCGGCGCCGGCCGACTCCCACGCAACACCGCACAAGAAGTCGCCAGTTGCTGGCGTTGCGGCGTCATCGTCAACCGCGTCTGCTGATACATCGAATAGGACCTGCTCACCGCGAGTAATCACCGCGGCGGATACCTTCGGCAAGTTGTAAACTCCCTCGACCGCGGTATCGATTACGTCTGCAATCGCGCCGTCGTTCATCGCGATACCCAGCTGACCGGTACCAACGACCAATGGATCACCAGACACGGCAGCAGCAGCCAGCGTGTGCAAGAGTCGATCCCCATGCTGTACGAAAGTTTTCATTGTCATTTTCCTCTGAATTAAAACGAGGCCGGCGGATGCCGGCCTTGCTATTGGGGGTTGCCGCTAGGAGCCGGCGTTCCGAACGAAGGTGCGATGCTCCATCGGAGCGGCCGCAACATCCAAAGCGACCTTGAACTCGGCGCCGTCGACGGTCCAGCCTGCCTTCTCTTCGATGCGAGGCTCCTGGATGCCGTCCAGGAACGCTACCTCAACGGTATCGTTGCCCTGACCTGCAACGCCGTACCACTGATCGGCGTCATCGGCACTGAGCCGCGGTTCGCCAACGACCTCGAAGGTGTTGCGTCGAGGGTTGGGTGCACGGCTCTGATTCGCGTTGTCCGGATCGAACTCGGACGTTCGCAGAACGTTGGCCGTATCCTCGAGCTGCACCGGTACGAGCAAGTATCCGAGCTGGATATTTACGCCGTTCGCGTTGCCGCCGATATCGGACTGCAGCGCCATGAGCTCGCGAGCCTCACCAACGGATGCGACTGAGATCGCGGCGCCGGTACCAAGGTTTGCGTGATTCGCGTGGAACAGCGTAACGCCATCCGCCATAACGGGGTTGGACGTCAGCGACGCGTAAGCAAGATCGCCTGGTACGCGAGCAGCTGCTCGGCCCATCAGTTCCGGAGCGCGCATCAGCATGGAGAGGTCATCGTTGATGATGGTCTGCCGTGCGATCGAGAAGATCTTGCCGTAACTTGCCAGCTGGATCGTCTCGCCTTTGTCGCTCATGGTTCCGTACTTGTACTCGCCACCCGGGCCAATCAATTCCAGATCCTCAAACTGCGACAGGCCGACTCGACTTGATGCCTTGAAGTCGCTCAGGTTGCCGATACGGCACCATCGCGGCCACGTTTCAGTGCTCTCCGCGAATCCGAGCAGGGCCGCCTTGCCTGCGATGTTCTGCAGGATATTCGCGAAGTCGCTCGGCGTATGACCGATACCCGATGCCCGCATGGTGAGTGCGCGGCCGATCATGTCTTTCTTTCGGCCCGATGCGTCGAGGTTGTTGACCTGCAGGCAGGCGCGCGCCAGTTCCGGAAGTGAGAAGCCGCGCAGGCTGCTCGCCTCGTCCAGCTTCACGTCCTTGATGCGAGCGCGATGCTCGAGGTTGTTCATGGCCATGTCGCGGAACTTGTCGGCGGCATCGTCGCCAGGCTGGAAGTGTCCGGATCCGGTTGGCGTTTTGCGCTTGCCAATCTCGTCGAGCAAGGCCTGTCGCGCCATGTCGAGGGTGCAGGACTGATCGGTCAGGCACTTCGTCAGAATCGCCTGCGACTCATCGGTCGCGGCGTGTCCGTCGAAAGCTGCGCGAATATTCTGCTGTCGATCAGACTCGTTCTTGAGAGCAAGATCTGTTGCGTCCTTCGCTGCCTTGTCGGCTGCTTTCTTCGCGAGGGCCTCAGCAACGGTCTTCGTGACCGTCTCGTCTTCGTTGCCACGGGTAGTGTCGTCCGCGGGCTTCTTCTTTTCAGGCATGTCTATGTCCTCATTTCGCTTGCCGGGTTCGGCCGGCGCCGTTTCCAAGTCGAACACTCGGTAAAGAGTGTCTATGCCATCACCTCTGCCGACGCCCACGGAGGGATCTGCAGGGATATCTACAATTGATACTTCCATCGGCTCCCAGCGAGTCACTCGGTACTCGTTGGGGCCATCTTTGTTCTCGCGGATCAGCACGCGTTCGTGGATCTTGTAGCCGACGCTGGTGTTGCAAAGCAGTTCGTCCTTGATGTCGACCCAGATGTCATTGATGTCGTCGCGGCTGCTGAGCTGCAGCAGAGCTTCGCCGCGCCCGTTATTGAGCGCCGCTTCAATCACTGCACCAATTCGGTCCTCTCGAGCGCGCGAATGGTTGTAATGAACGGTGGCCCGGTTCTCCATGCGACGCATGTCGACTTCGCCCTCGGCGTGTCCGAGTACTTCGATCCACGGATCATCGAACCAGCTGGATCGTTCGTAGGGTTCTTCGGATGAGAACGTTACTCGAACAAGGCGCTTTTCTTCGTCCTCTACCACGGCCCGAAAACTCATGTCGCGATAGAGAACACCTTCAACGCGTTGCTTTGTGCCCATCAATACGTCTGGCGCCGCTCGCAGCGGTTCCCGCTCGGTCACTATTGAGGTTCCTGGCATGTCCTACTCCTGATCGATGTTGCGGAGCGGCGATGACCATGCACCCCACTCACCTGGTTGTGTTTCGAATCGCAGTCGCCGGCCATCTGTTGACCATTCGTGCTTCGGCATTCTTCCGCTGCGCCCACGCCGGCCACGCCGGCCGCGAATGACTTTGATGAATCGCGGCGCCTTGACAACTTTCGGCCCCTTGAAGGGCGGCATCAGTCGGGCCTTTCGATCGCTCATTGTCCGAGCAGTGACGCAGCCATTTCAGCCATCTCTTCCGGCACCCACTTGCCGGCGATGGCCACGTATTTATTACCGTTCTCGTCGACCATCTCTTCTTCATCGTCTTCGTCGTCGGACGGTGCTGGCGCCGCATTAGCCGGCGCGCCCGCGGACTTGTTTGCAGGGTTCGAAGTACTGACGATCCCCATCTCCTTTTCGCGTTCCCGCTCTTGTTCAATCTCTGCATCGACATCGGAAGGATTGAAACCTCGCTTCAGCTGGACGCTCTGCTTACTAAAGAAGCCACCCTGAACGCCGAGGAGTTCGTGATTGATCTCTTTGACCGGATCGATGTAAGCGACAGACGGACCTCGGTACGCCGCTTTGAACAGAGTCGTCATGTCGACACCGCGTAGCAGCTCTGGAGGAATCAGGCCATGAAGCTCGGCCATCTTTACGAACCTGCGGTAGGTCGGCCGGACCTGCATGGATACGAGTTCCTCGGTTAACACCGAGTAGTGCAGCTCTCCCTCGACGAGTTCCTGCCGCTGCGCCGAGTAGGTGCCGTTGTAGTCTTTGGATATCGAGCTGTAGCCGGCGCGCGTCCCCGACGAAACCGCCATCAGTGCCTGCTGTCTGAACGGCAGGATCTGATTGGACGGCCGTTCGTTTTTGATGCTCTCAACCTTTTCGCCTTCAACCAGTCCGTCGAAGATCATGCCGGGCATCCAGTCCATCTCTCGAGGAGAGGAACTGCCCGACGTTTCCGGCGATGCGTCCGGCGACTTTGTAATCGCGAGAGCCACGTAGGCGCCGATCCTCGCGGCAGTTTGCTCTGATTCCTCGTAGTCCTTGAGGTCGGTGAGTCGATTGAAGACCGTTGCCAGAGCGCTGATACCACGCGTTTGACCAATGCGCTTAACGTGTTTGATGTGGCAGATATCTTCCGCCGGCACGCGCTTGATGTCTGCCATGGTCAGCGCCTTTGCGGATCCCACTAATCCATACGTGAACAGATGTCCGAGCGAGTCGCCTGGGTGTTTGTTAAGTAAGAAGTACTCCTCGGGCTTGCCCCATGCATCGGTCAAGATGCCGTAACGCAGCAACAGATCATCGGTCTGTGCAGCCAGCAGTCCCATTGGGCAGAGGTCCGCCTCGATCAACTCGATGGAATACGGTACCTCTGTCGAGTGGCTAAGCCCGGGCACGTTGCCATCGAGGTGCTGCTGGAATCCTTCGCCGTCGCGACACCACGATCTTGCGATAAGGCGTTGCGACTTTCCGAGGCTGTGCTGACGTGTCACTTCCGGGCGGATAGCCCACTCCCGATACAGGTCTGCGAGATGCCTGTTCAGGTCAACCGCCAGCGCCTTCTGGCCTTCAAGCATGACCAGTGGATGCGCGCGAATTTCAGAGCCAACGATCTTCGACTCGAGTACGTCGAGAATGCCTGAAGCAATGTCGTAGTTCTCGTCAAGATCCCGGGCACGTTGTCGCAGTACCTCAGCCGATCGAAGCAGTCCGGAGTCAGCACTACCGAGCGATTTTCGAACGCTGCGCAGTCGAGACTCTTCCGCCGCTTCGTACTTTCTCTTCTCGAATTTGCGTGCCTCGATCAGAGCTCGAGACATATTGAATCGCTTGAACGCCCAGCTTGGCGAGACTCGCTCGATCAGGCGCTCTAGCGGCGGCCGCGAGATATTCAGCGACGGCGTTTTCTTTGAGTTAGCCACTATCAGCGGTTGAAATTGGCGACTGAAAAGTTGTGTTGCTGACCGGATGGCGTGGTAACACGCCGCTCCAGTATCGCTATGGTCTTGCGAATCTCCGGCAGGTCCTGCGATGTCACCTGGCGGGTACCGTTCTCGGACGCGAAAGTGAATCCTTTGCCTTCTGCAACGGCGAGCTCGGCCTTGTAGTACTCTTCGAGCATGGCCTGCGCTGCCGCTTTTGATTGAATTCCCACGCTATCTCCTGCTCCTGAACCAGTTGCCACTGCGTTGTCCTGAAGAGCTGCTACGAATCTTCACAGCTCCCTGCTTTTTCTCAGGCGGTCTGCCGCCCTTCACAACGTTCGCCGGCTGCGTGTCGAGATCTGCCTTGACGTGTACCCGAAGCGAGTGCGCGCACGCCAGCGCCATCATTTCGCAATCGAGATAGTGATTGTCTTTTCGCACCCGCTTCCAAATGATCTTTCCGGATGGTTTGACGATGCGGGCTTCCGCGACCAGCTGCTGGCAGTAGTCGTCGGTGGCGTCGACTGGCAGGTGCCACTGCCCGTCGAGATCCCGATCGCGCTCGAGGCGCTCGTGGATCCATCGCTTGAAATAGTCCGAGTCGAGCGTCCACCTCGCGACTCCGCCCTTGACCACTTTGCCCGCCCGATTGACGTCGACCAGGCTGCGCTTTAGTGGCTTGTGTGCAGACTCAACACCGACACACGGGAACGCCCATGTGCGGTGCTTGCGAGCAAACTTAAAAACCATCGGTGTTCGGTATCGAGAGTCAACGAACACTCGTGAGATTCGGTGCTCGTTGAAAAGCCTGTCCTTGAACATGCCCAGCGCTGTCCAAACATCGTCGGCATCAGTACCGCTCAGGGCCGAGTAGATCTCGCCGTGCTCAATGAGGTACGACTGCATACCCATGCAGTACGCCCGGATCACGTACACGACCCTGTCCAGCTGCACGTCGACGCCCATGACGATTTCGATCACGTCGTCGACGGGTAGTTCGCCCATGTTGTAGTTGGTCAGACTGCGGAGCTCCGCGACGATGTTCCAGTCCGGCGCCGCGTTGTTGTACGAATACAATTCACCGAACTGTATATTCAGCACACCCTGAATGCGTTCAGGATCACCGGACTTCACGGCCGCGAGCCATCGCTGCGCCATCGTGTACCAGTCGCGCCAGGGCGAGCAAAGCCCTGACACCCAGATCGACCAGGTCAGACTAAATGGCGCACTGCCCTGAACGCGACCTTTCTTATCGACCCATTGGCCGGGCGCTACCGCCCTGCCGGCCGCGAGCATATTCTCGCGCTCCGAAAAATGAATAATGACGCCGCAATGACAGCAGGCAAGGCCGACGTCGTCGACCGTAATGTCTTCGGTCTCTGTGTCATCTGGCCAGACCAGGTGCCTGAATCGTGGCGTGAAGTACTCGTCGCAATGCGGGCAGGGCAGCATCCACTCATGTCGCGTGCCCTCCTGCCATATCTTCCAGGAGGCAGAGCCGAGGTCATCGGATACGGCCCAGTGCTCGAGGCCTGTTTCCTCGTTTACTTCAACTTCAACGTTGCCGATCTTTGGCGTGGAGAAGATCCCGGTCTGGCCGTCGGGGTAAGTTTCGTGCCGCCCGTCCGCCATCTCGACCGGATCGCCCTCGCCCTTGATATCATCGTCCATGCGATCACGTTCGTCGACGATGACCTTGCAGGCTGTTTCGCCAGACAGTGACGTCGCGGATCCTGCCCAGCCGAATGTCGCTTTGACGCTGGCGACATTCTTCTCTGTTTTAGTCTGGCCCTTTCGCGCCAGCTTTGCCTTCAGCGGCGTGCTGAGAACCATCGCCATAAAGCGTGGCTCCCACGTTCGCACCGTAAAGTTCCTGGTGGGACCTACGTACATGACCGGTACCGGATCGGTGTCCAGGCGATGGCCAAGTACGTTGCACGCCAGATCCGTCTTGCCCATTTGGGAGCCCATGATTCCGCAGACTCGCTTGTAAACGACGTGCCAGAACTCCCGCATTATCGGGATCGTGTACGGGGTTCGTTCCGGTTTGAACGGTCCGGGTTCAGCGCTTCCTTTTGGCAGGACTCGATTTTCTCTTGCCCACCTTTCGGGTGGGATGTCGGGCGGCGGGTCGACGATCCCAGCTGCCTTTTGCAACGCGCTCGCTAAATGCCCGGAGGCCGGCAGCGATTTGAGTTCTGATTTCTCTGAATTCATCGACAAGTCTTTCCCTCAGTGCGGCGCCGCCACCGAGCTGACTGGCGATACGGCTGGCGCTGCCGTCGAGCATGGCACACATATTTGTGCAGACTTCGAACAACGCCTGGTCAACTTCTTCACGCGTATAGAGCTCACCTCGTTTCATCTCGAGGTCAAGCTCGTACGTGTCGGCCCGCGCCCGGCTGAGTCTGGTGTTTTCAGATGACTTTTCGTCGGTCGAAACTCGCAGCGTCTGCAGGTGCTGCACGTAGCCGCGAACACAGCCGCGCAACTGGTAGCGGCCGCGGGTTGCTTTCGGGATGACACCTTCTTTGGCCATGCGGCGCAGGTGGCGATCGGTTATGCCGAGCATGTCGGCGATCGTTCCGGGCGGGTACAGCATGTCGGTCTGAGTGGCGTCCCCCTCAAACGGCAGCTGCATATTCCCGCCCGGCGGCGTGCCCCGCGTTTGCCCACCCGTCTTGGTGGGCCGGCTCTTCGATGTTCGTTTACTCGCGGCCTTCTTTTTCTCCGGCCGCCCGGCCGTCTTTTTCTTTGCGGCTTTCTTGCTGGCCACCTTCTTGCTGGCGACCTTTTTCTTCGTGACCTTTTTATTTGCTGTGCGCCTGGCAGCTGGCATCAGTTCGATCTCCGTTCACTGTCTGAGTCGTCGCGGACATGGGCGCCGACCCCGCGGACATGGACATGGGAGTTTGAAAGTCAAAAAACGCTCAAGAAACGATCGTCGTAGCCCC